AAGAGATTTTATATCTCTTGACTCAAATGCCCTTTATCGGGTCCCAATTATGGGATATGATACGCTATGTCACGCGTTCTTTGTCTGCTTGTTAGTTCTCGATTAAACTAACCGATTTCTTTTAAAATTTATTTTTCGACATAAATAAATCTAACCCCCCCCCCCCCAAAATTTAAATCACATTATTTTTCAGTGTTACTCAGTAGTGCCGTATGAGAGGAGCCCTTATGGTCTCCCGCGGTGTTGGTGCAATTCCAACAACATTTTATTTTTAATATCGCTTTTGCAAGCGTTAATCTTTATGTTTTGTAATAAACTTTTGTTTATGTCCTGCCCGATAGCTACCATTAGTAGCCTCTGGCAATAGTTGATGAATCAAGTACTTCCCTTACCTTTGAATCTAGAACTCTTTCACATCGCCGAAACCATTTGAGGTGTGTCTGTGTTCGAAATGCGAACGTGGTTGTGCAAACATTCATATGTTCACAACTAATTGTGTTTTGTAAATTGCAATGAGCAATCCACATAGTTCGTTAGGTGGTCTATTTAGATCGAGAAGCCTAGGTGGCAGCCCCACTCAATTCTCTTTGTCTAAACTCGACGTCGCTCTGAGCTGAGCTACAAACGGTAACAACCGGTCGTTTTAAACCTAGCTTGCTACAACAAATGAACCCACTCAAGAAAGTATTTCTGGCCCTTCAGGAAGTACTCCCTCTTTTAATGAAGGAACTGATCTCGTACAGACTACTCTTTTTGTAGATGCTGTACAAACGACCGATAATGTCCCCAAAGTGTTGGAGAACGATATTGATAATTTAGATTACATTCATAGTATTCAAAATATTTTGTCCCGTCCCTCTCTCCTTACAGAATTAGTCCTAGAAGGTTCGCAAACTCCCCTGCAACCCTTTAATGGCCAAACTCCAATTCTCTCCCTAGGAATGCCTGGAGCTATTCTTGCTGCTGGAAATAAGATTTCGAAAGTTCAAAATTTCGAATTTTTCAGAGCTACTGCACATGTTAAGGTTATGGTTAATGCCAACCCTTTCACTTGTGGTAAACTTTGGATCACTTATGCGCCTATGGACCGTCAGCTGACGGCCGCAGCGAGGATAGATAATAAGAGTCGCCCAGCGGTGACTGCTTATCCAGGTATTGAATTAGATTTCCAAGTTAATAATACTGTCGAAATCGAAATTCCATGGACCTATCTTGTCGAAAGTTGTTTCCTCTCTACTTCTTATGATCTAGTCGATACTCTGCTTAATGTCTATGCACTTGGACCTCTTCGAGGTCCGGGAGGCTTTAAGGTCAATATTCAGGTTTTCGGTTGGCTCACTGATGTCGTTCTGAGAGGACCAACTTATAAACTCCCCCCCCCTCTCCCAGTCGCTCGTTTCCAAGTGAATAAAGAAGCTCCCGGTCCAATCGAACAGGTCTCCGGTGTAGTTGGTAAGACAGCAGGGTTCCTCAAAAAGGTTCCCTTTCTAACTGAATATGCCGCTCCTGTCGAATGGGTCGCGAACTCTGTTAACAAGGTTGCTAGTATTTTTGGCTTTTCCCGCCCTGTTGAGGGTAGTGGGGCGAGTGCGCGTACGATTATTCCTGGACGTGGAATGTTTCAGAATGTTTGTCAGGATCAAAGTGTTGTCTTAGCTTTTAGCAATGATAATACTGTTGGTACTGAAGCTGTTTTTCTGAGACCTGAAGACGAAATGGATATATCTTATGTGTGCTCAAGGCCTAGTCTTATTGACGTTGTCGCCTATACCACGACTGCAACTACGGACCTTATTGGAACATATGGTTGTAGTCCTGGTGTGGACGAGAAGCGTATTATGGCGGTTGGTGGACTCCCTCCCACCGGTGTTTATTTAGCTCCCACTCCTTTTGAATTTGTTGGACAAGTATTTACCCAGTGGCGTGCAGACGTTCATTATAAAATTAGTGTCGCAAAGACGGCTTTTCATACAGGTCGTCTAGAAATTGTTTTTGTTCCCGGTACAGGTGCCGGTATTCCTGATAGTTTTGATGCCACCAATTGCTATAGAACCATTCTCGATCTGTCTCTTCAGAACGAGATTGATTTTGTTTGTCCTTTTGTTAGTCCCTATGAAATGCTGTTTACTAATGTTACTTCTAATCCTCTTAGTGGTGCTGGTTCAGTGTGTCCTAGTGGCTTTCTTGTTATTAAACCTTTAACTTCTCTTATTTGTCCCGAAACTGTCTCCCAATCTGTTGATATTTTTGTTTGGAAGCATGCTGAGAATGTCACTTTTGCTGGCTCTGCCAACACTGGTGTGCGTCCTCAAGCACTTCCCCCAACTTCTCCTCCCCCTCCTTATGCTAATTTTCAAATTAATTTAGGTGTGAAAGAAGAATGTGACAAGTTTGTGTGTTATGGTGGTGTGAATGATAAGTCGTTGAATGTCGCTGTCGCCCAACGAGTTGGCGGAGAATCTGTAGAGAATCTTCGCCCGCTTACGCGGGCCCATCGTTATACTTCGACTGTAGAAACAAGTGATGTTATTTTGTCCCATATGTCAATGATTGAAGGTGATTATTTATCTTACTTGAGTTCAATGTATGCTTACTGGAGAGGTGGTATTTCTTACAAGTTCGTGTTTGACGGCACGGCTGATAAGATCTACACTCCTTTTGTGAGTACGATTGAACGTTTGTTTTCGAGTTTCGGTCCAGAAGAGACCAATAGTGTGAATGCTGTTTCCCATATTACTTTTCCGGCTGTCACTCCTATTCATGAAGTCCAGATGCCGTTTTTATCTGCTACTAAGCGATTGCTATGTAACGTTAATGATGGAGGTTCTGAACTTTATTCTACAGGATTTATGCCTTCCCTTAGGATTACAGGTCCGCGTGCTAAAATTTACCGCGGAGCCAAGGATGATTTTTCATTTGGAACTTTGATTGGCCCCACCTTATTGTTTTATTCTCTAGCTCCTTCTCCATGAATAACCCTAAATGTACCTAAACGTTAATGATTGACTTTTGTTGTCCCTGACCGATCGATACCTAGTGCTTCCACAACCCGGAATCCTAGTAAGAGTTACATTCTCTGGAAAGACTGAAGAGGATCATGTGGTTTTCAAGACGTTTGTCGTTCCGACTGTGTTGATTAACTTGTGACTGTGCCATTACAAGCACGACTACATACTTCAATATTAAGATTCGTATAACTGACTGTCTCAAACTTGTGCCCTCTAATGATGTTGTTGAATATAACAAGATATAACCAAGCTGTATCCAGCATAATGTGAGCGTGGTGTCTACATTATTATTATACCCGTGAAGTACGCAAATGAAATATCTAGTCAATTTACGAAGAGACTAAACTTTTCTACTTCGAGCCGAACTACTCGTAACCCTGTTCACTCTCTATTATCTCGGTATGGAGGAAGAATAACTGAATGTCCAAAGCAGTAACCAGTCTGAATGCTTCAGTGTCTTCTATAAAGTACAACTGTCTGTCCACGTTTTGATGTGGATTTGACCGCGCAGCGATGATAGAATTTTTCTATTTCTTTCGGATTGGATACGTCCTCTCGTTCGTTTTGACGATCAACTCGAGTTCGCTCTTTTTCCAATGTATCACTATGTCTTCTCTCAACCAAACCTCACTTTTCAATGAAGTTGCTACCCTTTCTTGTCTTACTACCTTGAGACACTTAAGGAGGAGTGTGAACGTTTACATTCGTGTGAACAATAACACTCTGGTGAATCCCCGACGTGGTGTGAAGAAGGTTTTGCCCTCCGATCACGTTATGGAAACACCGAGGAAATCTAAGTCTCGTCCTCTTCCCACTTTTGTTCGACAACATCTGAACAAATTTTGGCGAATGACGCGACTTCAGAATGAGATTTCCGAAATGATGCTGAATACGACAACCCCTGAATGTCGATTCGCGATCAAAAAACGACCCCCGCCCGCTAAATTCCAAATGGATTCTGGAAATGAGTCAGATTTTGATGGTAGTGTATACTCCTATTCTTCTGACGATTCAGGTATTGATGATCTGGTTGATTTTGATGAAGTAGTTTCGCGCTACCGATTCCAATACAACCTGCGAATGCTTCGAGCGGTTGCGGCTTTTCAGCGCATTCACGACCGTGTTATGACTCTTGAAGAAGAGTTTGTCATGGATGTGATTTGTGCTGATTTGGCCATGATGGAGATCGAATCTGATATTAACAACTGGAGTGTAGACTCTGTTAATGATCTCTTTGCCGTGATCCATGAACCCCCAGCTGCTGAATTCCAAATGGAAGCTGACATTCCCTCTTCGTTTTTAGGAACACTTGGGAAATCCATCACAGCTCCTTTCCAAATGGTAAACAATGTGGAAAAGATGACAGCAGAAGTGGCTGGTGTGACTGCAGAGTTACACAAAACAACAACTCACTTCACTGGGATGGCGAAATCCCTGGACGACGGTATTGCAAACATCGGTAAGATGCTCGCAGCAATGGTTCCGACAGTATCTTTTGCTAAGGACATTGGCTCAATTCTTTTGAAATTAGTCAAGGTTCTGGCAACTGTGTCTATGACCAATGCTGCTCATCGCCTTAAGGCTTTCTTTTTGGAAGTCTTTTGGAATTTTGGTGGAGAGATTTTTTCTCTTTTTTCCAAAATGGTGTCGCGATACTTTACAACGGATGAACAACCAGACGCCCCCGAGGCTCAGTTTCAGGTGAACCTCGATGACCTAGTCAATGTGGTGACTGGTGGCATGAAGAACGTCACTGGTCACTGGGCTGCAGCTCCTGTAACTGGTGCTCTGCTGAGCACTCTGCTGGTAACGGCATGTGGGTTGCCGTCCGGTAATTTTGATGCATGTCTGAAGTTCTTTGGTGATAGGTGTCGCAGCATGAACAACGTTGTGACCTTTGCCAAGAATGCAGTTCCCATGTTTACGATGATTACTGACTGGATTCTCTCTTGCTTCCGAGGACCTCTCGTGGATCAAAATCTCGATTCTACTCTTAATGGGTATGCCGAATTTGTTCATGATGTTCTCGAATTGCAGGAAGTGTCGGAAAGTGGTGAAACACTTAAGGACCGACTCGACAGAGATGAAAAGTTAGTTTTCAAAGTTGACGCTCTTTACCGCAAGGGTATTGAGTTTTCTAAAGAACTGACCAACAAGCGATTTGGACCCAATCTCACGATGCAGTTGAACCAATGCATGAAAGTTGTTGAGCGCATGAAGAAGATGAGCGACAACACTGGAGTGTTTGGTAATAAACCCCGAATGGAACCACTGGTGATTCACTTGTTTGGAGACAGTGGAGTTGGCAAGTCAGGTATGTCCTGGCCTCTAGCTTCCGATCTGAACGCTGCAATCTCTAGTGAAAATGATGATGCTCGTGATTTTGCCAAAAACATCTATTTCCGTAACTGTGAACAAGAATTCTGGGACGGATATCATGGACAGAATGTCGTTTGTTATGATGATTTTGGTCAACGTGTTGATGGTGCGGCTAGTCCCAACGAAGAATTTATGGAGTTGATTAGAGCAGCAAATATTGCTCCTTATCCACTCCATATGGCTGCGATGGAAGAAAAACAGCGAACTAAGTTTTGCTCTAAGGTCTTGCTCCTCACAAGCAATGTCCTTGAACAGAATGTAAATTCGTTGACTTATTCTGATGCTTACAGACGACGAATCAAAATTTGTGCGAAAGTCGACAATTACGACGGTTTTACCTATGGTGCTTATTCTAAGTCCAAGGGTATGATCGTTCCAAGATTAGATACCACCAAAACTAAAGGACCTGTCGACACTGAAGTTTACCAGATCATGTTGTATGACGCCGAATCAGCGCAGCCACTACTGCGCACCGATCCGAATGATCCTGAGAAGGGCTTAATGCCTGTTCTGATGACCTATGAGATGTTTCTCGATTATTGTTTGAAAGAGATGCATGCTCTGTGGGCTAAATCCCGACGTTTGAACGCCGATTTGGAAAAACGACTTGACAACGACCGTATCGAAGCTCTCCGAGCCAAAATGCAGGTCAACGAAGAAGAAGAGGTAGTTGATATCGCTGATGATTGTGTAGATTATGCAAATGATTTACTACAGGAAGTGATTACGACTATTTCTAAGGAAGATGTCAAAATTCCACGAACTAGGTCCGAAAAGATTCGGGAGAGCCTGAAAGCTACTGTGAAGGCAGCTAAGGGTTACTTCCACCAAGTGATTGAGTCAATCACCTCTCTTAGAGGTGTGTTAGTCTTACTTGGTGCCGCTCTTGTCGGATTCGGCTTGTGGACGTTGTTTTCTACTGGGCCACAGAAAGCTCAGAGAGAGGTTGGTGAAGGACCACCTCAAAATGGACCTGCCCGCAAACTTAAACGTGATAAGAAAGCGTTTATTGTTGGAATATCTGAACCTGCTGAAATTGAAGCCGCTTCCAGTGGTGACTTCAAAACAACCCGTCGTGCTGTAGTGGTACGAGAGAATCTCTTGGATGTCAATCAGGAGGCAACGAGCAGCGGTGATAACCAGACTGTACGACCTCCTGTGGTTCAAAGAGAAGCTTTCGTTAGCGGAGATTCAAGAACTGTTCGACCGAAGGCGGTATGCCGTGAAGGTGACATTGTAGATGCAGAGCTGCAGATGTGGAAAGACAAAACAGCTCAAGAACTAATCACCCACCGGATCGTGTCGAATACTTTCAAGATTTCGCGAAAGAATGCCGCAGGGTTGTGGCACCCCCTCCTAAACGGACTTTTCATCCGTGACAGTATCATGTTGGCCCCTCACCATCTAATTCCGGCTTTGAAGAGAACTGACACCATCTGTATAGAGAACATCAATGGCGCTCGTTTTGAGCTGCCTTTTAGCGTTTGTAAATACAGTCAGTTAACTTCCAATACTGGACATGCTAAGGATGCCTGTTTGATCCAATTTCCACGTTATGTGGGAGCCTACTCGGATATTGTGAAACATTTTCAATTGAATCACGATATTAATTGGACACGAGGTCTTGTGAATCTTTTCACTCTTCGGTCTAACGGTAAGGCGATCATGGCAACACTCCTCGGTAATAAAACAGCGAAGTCAGTCGATCAGGACTTCACTATTGACGGTGAGACATACCAACTGAGAGAAGGTTACGAATATGACCTTCCAACCAACAATGGAGACTGTGGAGCTCCGCTCATTCTGCAGGAACCCACCTGCCTTCGCAAGATTGCTGGAATTCATACTCTAGCATTGTGCGATGGTAATCGGGCTTTTGCTCAATCAGTAACACGAGCTGACTTGGAGAGAGGTCTCAAAAACTTCTCTAGTGTAATCAAAACCGATATGGATGCTATGGCAAATCTTCAGTTCAATAGAATTGAATTGCCGCTGAATGAGGAATTATCTACTTCCCACTTCGTTGAAGTTCTGGGGCTACCAGCCCCTACCTTCACGTATGTGGGAGAATGTGATACCTCTGTATTTGTGCCTGGAAACACAGATATTAAACCTTCAGTCATCCATGGTGAAGTGACCACACCTTTCACTCGACCAGCAGTTCTGTACAGCGCAACAGAAAATCTGCTCCACAAAAATCTGATCAAGTGCGCTATGGAAACCCCTTACATTCCCGAAGCCGAAGTGGATAAAGCTATTGCAAGCTACAAACCACTCTTGTTCAACGGAACCAAGAACCATCTTCGTAAAGTTTTGTCTTTTGAAGAGGCGGTTCAGGGTCTAAGTGAGGAATCAGAATATCTCTCGAGTATCAATCGTTCGTCATCCCCTGGTTTTCCCTGGGTCTTATATAGACCAGGAGGTACCAAAGGAAAGACTGCGTGGCTCGGAGATGGAGATTATGTCTTTGATGATGTTGTCAGACAGTCTGTACAGTCGCGAATTGACGCGGCGCGCAAAGGAGTTAGAATTCCTTGCGTATGGACTGACACCCTCAAAGACGAACGCCGACCATTGGCCAAAGTTGCTGCTCAGGAGACTCGTGTATTTGGTAATGGACCCATGGATTTTACTATTGCTTTTCGCATGTATTTCCTTGGGTTCCTTGCTCATGTCATGGAAAACCGAATCAACAACGAACAGTCCCTCGGAACTAATGTTTACTCTGGAGATTGGAAGGCCACCCGTGACTACTTGCAGCGTAGAGGCAAGAAGGTCATTGCTGGTGATTTCTCCAAATTTGATGGTACACTTAATTCGTGCATCATGTGGAGGTTTGTCCAAGTGATTAATGAATGGTATGACGACGGACCGGAAAATGCTCTCATTCGTGAGGTCTTCTTCCTGGAAGTCATCAATTCCATGCATCTTTGCGATGGCATCTTCTACATGATGAACCACTCCCAACCCTCGGGTAACCCAATTACGACTGCACTGAACTCGTTCTACAATTCAATTTCGATGCGAGTTGTTTATGAGATTTGCCGTAAGAGGGCATCCTACAAAGGGGAATTTGTGAGTGTTAATGAAACCTTCAACAAACACGTGAACATGGTATCCTATGGCGATGACAATGTTGTCAATTTTGACGACTTTGTAGCCGAATGGTTCAACCAAAATACCATCACAGAAGCTTACTTGGAAATTGGCATGATCTATACAGATGAACTTAAATCTGGGGACGACATGGCCGACCATCGTCTCATTGATGATGTCGCTTATCTCAAGCGACATTTTCGATGCGATGGTGAGCGTGTTTATGCCCCCCTGGATCTTAAAGTCATCTTGGAAACCTGTAACTGGGTCCGAGAGGGACCAGATGCAGTTGGTGATTGCCAAATGAACTGTGAGACTTCGATCTCCGAACTGGCTCAACATCCGCGCGAAGTATTTGACACTTTCGCACCGAAAATTGAGACAGCTTTCCGTACATCTACAGGGGAATCCCTAAGTGTTAAGACGTACGATGAGTATGAAGAATACTTGGTAGAGCAATACTACACAAGTTAAATCATACGAGGCACTAGATAATAATACCAGTTTGCCACCGACTCGCTTCAAAACCGAGTTTGTGACCTACTGGATATAAAACTAGTGTAACGCAGAACCCTCCACTGGGAAGTGATTGGGTTATTCAAAACTGACAACTATCCTATTTCGCGGATTAGCGGAACAATGCATGAATTTGCAGCAAGTAAGCGTGCTTAGCCACCACGTTAGTCTCTATTGGCCTAAATTGCCGAGCTTGCAGTTCCGTGAACCATTTTACAGATTTAGATTATAGTTTCCGGTTAAGCTGTTATTTGTTGGCGGTGACGCAAATACCGCGCGTCTATAGCGTTACAGTGCCGCACCGTATTTTGCCGCGCGGGCGCGGTGACAGAGAG